CGCAGGAGTCTGCGCCGCTTTGCCCGTCGGCAGCGAAATATCCCCATTAACGGCCGCCTGTACCTTGCGCGCATATGCGGGATCAGACGCCTCCAATGCGGTAAGCCGCGCCGCGCCGGTAACGCCTTCCATATCCTGATTTTCCGCCGTCGATTTGGCATCGCTGGCGCTATCGGCCGGGATTTCCTTCGTCGTGCCGTCGGCCGAATTGAACAATTTATAGGTTTTGCGCCCATACTTGTCCTCGCCAGTCTGCACGACCGAATATTTATCCTTCGTCATGTACTGGCCGAGCAGTGCCTTGAGCGTATCGGGACCTCCGGCAATGGCCGCCTGAATTTCCGCCGCCGAAGCGCCCTTGGACGCCAATAGTCGCGCGGTTGCGTTGCCCTGTTGAGCCTGCAAGGCCAGCGCCTGGTTATTCTTGGCCAACTCGCGGGAGCCTTCCCAGCCCTGACCGGATAGACCCTGCCCGAGCGCCACCAGCCCAGGCCCGAGATCAGCCAACCGATCCGCAAAGCCCTTTTGCGGCGCACCAAGCATCATCGCCGGCGGAACCCCCATGGGAGCCGCCGCGGGACCGGCCGCCGCCGCGCCGCCGCGCCGCTGTGCGCCGATATCCACGCCTCCTAGCTGCTCGGCGCCCTCCCCAACTGCCGCCCCAGGAGCACCCGCAGGCCCCGGAGGTGGTGCCGTCATCGTCTTGGCAGTCTGCATGGAAGGCGGGAGACCGATCGACATCGGCGCGAATTGCTGACCGGGCGTTCCGAAAGGCGACCCGTCCGGAGATGCCGGAGCGGCAGGCACCGGAATGCCCGTGCCAGGCGGCGAATCGCCCATGGCCAGCCGCACGCCGGCCGAACCAGCTCCGGGAACTCCAAATGGACTATACGGCTCCGTCTGCCGCGTCATCATGCCTGCTGCATTGCGCCGGTCCGCGGCCGCGTTTGCCGCCGCTTCGTCGGCCGCGATCTTGTCCCACAGGGCCTGCCCCTCAAGCTGCGCAGGCGGCGAGTCCGGGAATGGCGATGCCGGAGGCAGAGATGCCGCCGGAGCGCCCCCGCCCTGCAACTGCGCTAAAACGTCGTCTAGCCAGCCCATTTATGCGGCCTCCCGCAATGCGCCGACGCGCGCGCGCCGGGTTGCCTTGCTGTAATCCACCATCTTGAACCCGGATGGATGGGTAACGACCGCCTCTGGCCGCACCTTCTCGACCTCTTGCGCCAGGAGGCCAATCCGCGGCACGGCATCACCCTTGTACCGGAAACGGTAGACGTTCTGTCCGTCATTGAGCTTGCCAACCGGTGCAACGTCGGTTTTCAGCCGCTCATCCGAGAACGTCATGAGAGGCGCCAGGAACGAGGAAATTTGCGGCGCCATGCCCATCAGCGTGCCGGCGCCGGCGATGCCCGTCCCGATCGAGGAGAGCAGCGACGGAGTCGTGGTCGACATCGATTGCCCCTGCCCTTGGCTTTGGCTACCGAGACCAGCGAGCGCCGTTGTCGGTTGCAGCAACTGCGCCAGATTCTGATAGGGCTGACCATATTGCGCATTTGCAGCGCCGAGTTGCGCCATCGCCGGCGAGGAATAAAGACCGGGAATAGCTCCTGCTCCTTGCAGCGCCGCCAGCGTGCTGGCCGTATCGCCGGACCGCAGATTGTTGATCGCCGAGGCCGTATTGCCCGCGCCGCCGAATAGCGCATTATTGGCACCGAGGAAATTTCCGTAATTCGTATTGTATTGACTGGCGATTGTCGGCGCGACGCCCTGCGTTAGCCCGCGCCCGAGCGAGCCGGCAAAGCTTCCGGCGCCGGACGGATCGCGCCCGGAAGCCGCATAGGTGCTTTTCACGCGATTGGTAATATCGTCCATCGACGTCTTGAGCGCGTCGCTGAATCCCGGAGTCGAGTACGGATTGAGATTGGCCCCACTCGCCGTTGGCGCGAGATTCTGCTGCAAGGTGCCATATGCGTTATTGAGCATCCCGACCTGCGGCGCGCTCGACCCGCTCTGGAATAGATTGTTGATCGCGGTGGTGCCCGAGGCGCCAAAATTCGGCAGATTGGAAACGGATTCATTCAGCTTCGTCAGCGCGCCGCCCTGATTCGCAGTGACGCCAGGATTGAGCCCGCCATAGGCCGAGAACAGTGAGTTAACCAGCGGCATGGCTTGCGCCCATGGCTGCGTTGAACTGCTCTGCTGTTGCGTGGTTTCCTTAGTGCTTTCCGTCATCAGAGCACCTTCTCCAGCGTGACCGATTTCACCTTGTAGCCGTCCATAACGCCGCCCCAGCCACCCCGACCGCGCAAGATTGTTTTAACACACCCCTCAGCGCGTGCGTATTCTTCTATTTTGAGGTGGAAGTGTATCCATTCCCGCATCCGCCGACCGCTGCACTGGCCGATCCAGCACGCGAGGCCGGATATCATCGGGACCAATTCCGTGGTGACGGCCGTCAGCACCTCGCCAGTGACGTCATCGATCGCCACCCAGATCAGGATTTTGCCGTTCCGCACGAGATCGCCGAAATCCGCCGGCGGGAATTGATCCCCATAGGCATATCCCGCCGTGATAAGCGGCATCAGCCGCGGCAACTGCGAGGCCGCCATGCCGGGCTCAAGCGCTGTGCAAATGACCGTCATCCGCCAGTTACCGTTAGCCCAAACGTGCGATCGACTTGAGCGTTGTTGGCATGATGCACAACAAACGAGCCGCGCGTCACATTGCTGTAGTACATCGTCGCCAGTGCCGCGGCTGCATTGGCAGTTTTCGGTGACCAAAGCGGAATGGAATCCAGCCCGCAATTGGGATGCTCGACCAATGTCGTGGCCGCGCCAGGCGTCAGCGTGAATTCCCCAAATGCATTATGCCGACCGTCAACGAGCTCGCGGATCGCTTGATTGAAGCGGGTAGGATCGCGCTCTTGCGGTTGGAGTTGGATTGCCACCTTATTGCCCCCTCTCGAGCATGCCGACGCGCGGCCTTCCGAACAATTCTTGCATGATCGGCCGCGGCTGACGGTCTTGCGTTGCCCAAGGTGGGATTGCCCGCCGTTGCTCCGGCGTAAAATCAGCGCGCCTTTGAACATTGCGCGCCTCTATCTCGCCAGGGATTTCCATGTAGAGATCATGTGGCCGATAAGGCGTAACCCGCTGATCCAGACCGTACAGCCCACGCAGCGCCTCGAGCGTTTTCTGCGGCGCGCCCCTAGTATCATGCGCCCAGCTTCGCGCCTTTTTATCCGGGAACCAGTCCGGCGCGCCCATGTCATCATATTGCTTTTGGATAATTGCATCCTTTTGCGCCGGCGTCAGCGATGGATCGAGCCGTGATAGCTCGAGCCGATAGGAAAGAGCGCGCGCGGCCGTCTTTGCATCCTCCTCTTGCGTGAAGTGCGCCGGCCCGCCGCCCGTCGAAAAGCCCTCGCGCTCTTGCACCAAATGCTGCGCCTCATGGAGAGCCACGGAGCGGGCTTGTGGCACAGTAGCGGCTTTGACCGAAACTCTTTCCTCCCAATGCCCTCCCGGAGGCCGATAGTATCCGCTTTGCCCAGGGGACGGCTCGAACTCAGCATGCGAGCGCCGAGCGCTTGGATAGGCCTCATACAGGTCTTTGTGCCAGAGATGGCCGGCGAGCGGCCCCTCATAGGCCTGCTCAGGCATAGCGCCCTCGCCATAGACGTTCGGATTGACGCGCGCGGCATCGTCAGGAATTTCAAAGCGCCATTTGTTATCGCCGCCCTTGAACCATCCGGTTTGATCCCAGATCGCTTGCCGATCGGCGCCCTCTTCCGCCATCCGCTCCGCGCGCTTGAGCGCGTCAAGATCGGCCGTTTTCGCCAGCCGACCGCCGAAAATGCCGAGCGAACCAGACTTGGCGAAAGGCGTGCTGATCCCGCCCAACGTCGCCGCCGTTTCCATCGCCGCCGAACGCTGTTCATCGCCAGGCTGCCATGTCTGCACCATGCCCATGGGAGCCGGTTTGTCCGTGTAATCCTCGCGCCGGAGCCCGGGTGCCGTGGCCATCGTCGCATCTATGACGCGCTGCGGAATTGATGCCGTGCCCTGCAGTGCCCCGATGAGGAGCTTTTGCAGGAGATCGCCACCCTCGCCGCCCGTCAGCGCAGTGCCCTCAACGCCTGCATATGGTGCGAACGGCTCAGCCATCAGAGTTCACCCGCTTCCTGCGCCTCGGGACGAAGGCCTCTCGCGTAGCGCCACGTTGACCCCGCAGGTATCCGCAGCCGCCCCTTTTGAAACCGGGCCTCAAGGAGTTGCGGGCATGTTCCGTTCGGCGTAACTGCCGTCTCCGCAGTGTAGGAAATCGCCTCCGATGGCGTCATGCGATAGCCGAGCGAGCAGAGCGCATCCGGCGAATCCGTCATCGGGCTTAACCCCGACACGAATTCGAGTTGCCCCTGTATGTCCGCCTCTGGCGTTTCAAGGATGGCCTCGATATTCGAGCCCGTGAAAAAGCCCAGCAATGCCGTCGGACCGCATGCCGCAAGCGCCGCGATCGCCGCCGTCGAAATGCTATCAAGCGAGAACGGGAGCGCGTCGAGCGAGCCGCCGATCCGGCCGCCACTGATCCAGGCATTAGCGAATGCCACGTTGATATCGAGATGCGTCGCGTCAACAATCGATATCTGAGAGGACAGCCACGTCCCGTTTGCCTCTATGGTCCCAACGATCCCCTGCACCACAATGAAATTTTGCCCGGCAATGGCAAAGAACGCGTTCGACACCGCATCAAGCGTCAATCGCACCTTTCCAGCACCGAACGCCCCGCCGACCGTTGCCGCGGCTCCGAGCACCGTCAGACCGCCCGGCGCGATGAAATCCAGTGCCTCGAGCGTGAGGCCAGGCTTGGCGAGATACCCCAGATATTGCCCCGACATCGGAATAAGCGACCAAGGCCGATCTTTTATCGACCAGTCAAAGCACAGGATTTTGTCGAATAGATCAGTTTCGCCAGATTGAGATTTGTACGCCCAAAATACCCGCGTACCCTGTGGATCAGCTGCACCGATAACCAGCCTACCGGCGCTTGTGTCGACGTCGCCAGCAAAGAACGCATCGACATATTCCTTGCCGATCGATTGCGGCTCTCCCCCGGCCAGGATCACCTTGAAACCTTGCGCCGAATGAAAAAACGTCCGCGTGCCGACATTGATGACAGAATACTGATAATCGAGCGTGTCCTGCGTCGAAATGCGGACAATTTGGAAAACCGCCGGACTGCCCGGCGCAAAGGTAAGTGTGCGGATCGCCTCATCCTGAAACACTACGCCATAGGCATCGCCACCGGAAACCGCATGGCAAATGCCGCCATCGGGCAAATCTTGGAAGTCGCTCAGCCCGATGCCGGCCGTCCATGTCTCCGGAGCATCGAGATCGGACCAGTGCACGCGCCGTGGGTTGGCCAATAGGCCCGTCAGCATCACGATCCGATTGACGATGGCGATATGCGAGGCTTGCGGCGGAGAGCCGCCCAGATCAGCAAACGCGCCGCCCACATTCAATGTATATTTCTGCGGAACGGTGTTGATCTGGACCGCGATCACCAATTCATTGAATTGCGCAAATCGCCAGTTGTCCGATGCGACAAGATCACCATAGGCCGCGCCGCCCTTGGATACATCGGTCCATTGAAACGTCGTATTGTCGAGCAGATAAAGCCGCGTCGAAGTGCCCGCAAATACCGCAATAGACCCGTCCGAACGCCGCGCGAAGAAGAAGCCGCGGCAGTTCGCCGGCAGCGCCTGCGTAAAGCCTACGAAATCCTTGAATGGCCCATAGCCGTCACCGCGCGGCAGCACCCCGGAAATCGTCACCGAGGAATCGGTGCCGAGATCAGTCAAATCCGGCCGCCAGGCAGGAAAGGGAGCAACAGGCGATGCGGTCGCCATGGCTAAAACGCCATCGGGCGAACCCGCGACGTCCCCCGTATCTTGTTGGCCTCGCCCTTGAGTTCGTTGTAATAGCGCTCCGACGCCCCGCCCGACCCCGCATCAGGCGACATTGCCGTAATCAGGTACTTGTTGCGGGTATAGTGCAGCGCAATCTCATATTTTGCCCGCGACCGGATCAGCCGTTCCGCCGTGTTCATCCATACGTTCGTTGTGTCTGAGCCGGAGGTGGGACCGTCGACTTGCATGTAGCCGCCGATGGTGATCGGAAACACTTCCGCCGGCGCGCGCGGATAAATGATGATGCTATCGCCATCCCACGCCCAATCACTTGGCGGACCGGATTGCTGGTTTGCCTGCAGCGCCAGGTAAATTTCCTCCGGCATGCACCGCGTCATCTTGCTGGTGATATTGCCCAGCAGGAAATTCAGATAGTCGACCTTGTACAGCTTTGGAATACGGGCATCAAAAGCGCCGTCATAATACGCGACGCCCTGCACCGTATTGAACGTGAATGGAGCGAGCGGCTGCAGTTCATTGAACCGAAACCGCTCTTTTTGATAAATCTCGATCGCGTCGTTGATCGCCTTCAGGATAGTGCCGTTCGCCTGCAGATCGGTCCGATTGCCGAGCTCATAGGCGATCAGCGCCACCATCGCATCGCGAGTGTTGCCGGTGGCCATCGCACCACCATCCGATCAGCCGCCGAGCAGGGAATACCAAGTAGTTCCGCCCGGGCTGCAGAGAAATCCAACCGTCTTGCCCGCCGCCACTGCATAGGCATTATTCGTGCCTACTGCATTGATCTGGCCGCCAGTTGACGGGAATACATTCATCGAGTCCGCCGCATCCGCGTTGATGACGTACATCACCAGGCCGATGGTGTTCGAAGGCTGACCACCACCGACGCCGGCCGTCGGACCTGTCTGACACAGCGGGAGCTTGACACTATCCGCCGCCGTGGCCACGACCGTCACCCGGTTGATCGCCGAGGTA